CGGGTTGTTTAGCATCGTAGACCGGAACAGAGCCACGTCAGGGCGCAATTCTAAATGATAAAGCCAATGTTCGCTGAACTTTGGGTTGTAATCAATTATGAAGCGTTCGTTTGTCCTTTGCTCTAACTGGTCAAATTGATCTTTGTTAGCCTCTATTCCTTCGTTTATCCAAGTAACGTCTTGCTCCATGCCATGAATCTTTTGGTCTGATTCGTCCAGACCAATAAACCGCACAGTGTTGCCGAAGAGCTGATAACTCATGTCGCCCTTTCTTAGGTTTGATTCCCTGTAAAACCCGTACCAATTAAGCACCTTCAGAAAGTCAAGGTAAACCGTAGGTCTAAGCCACACCAAGTGTTTCCTTGCTATGGTTACCATTTTGCCCCTATTGGCTTGACAATAAAGGATTACCCACTGAATTATGCTGATCGTCTTTGAAGAGCGCGAGCCGCCCTCGTGAACGATTACGGGCTTGGGGCTTTCAAGTGTCCACTTTAGTACCTGAGTGGCTTCTATGCCCTGCCCTAAACCCAAAGACTCTAATTTGTTGCTCCGTTGACCCTAAACCCAGTAGACAATAGCTCCTTAATTTGAGCACGGTACGCCTCTTCATTGGGAAACTCAATCATATACACACTTCCATATAAACAATCTTCTGCCTTACGGGCATCTGCTTTTGTCATTTGCCCCTTTGCTCTGTAATAAGGCTTATCGAATTGCGGGTTATGTCTTTCTGCTATGTAGTACTTCAAACCTTTCATCGCTTTCTGTTTTTTTGCGTTTATCATACCACAAATATAAGACACAATTTATAAACCGCCAAGCTTTGCTGAAAATATTTTTTCTACGACTTGAACTCAATGCTGTCTATCGGCACTAATGGCACGCCCTCCGCTCCGGTATGCTCAAACCTCTCAATGTATCCACGCTCTTTCCCCTGCGTTTTTAGGTAGAAGATAGTTGCAGTCGTGTTGCCCTCGCTGATTTGCTTGTGTAGCTGGCTTTCTGCAAAGTCAAGAGCAACATCTTTCAAGCTTTTTACAGATTCTTGGTACTCTTCATCCTCTTTTAGCCATTTGTAATGGGTTTTCCTCGCAATACCTACCGACTTGCAGGCAGTTGTAACCACTCCAAGCGATTTTTCTAACGCCTGAAGCATTGCGCTTTTTTTTATGTTACCTTCTGTTCCCATTATTTAGGCTTCCAAGACTTGCTAAACTCCATATCCTTAAAGACTTCGCTCTTAGGTATTCCAGCCCTGAAAAGCAATCTTGTAACCTCTTCTCTTTCCATGCCCAGCCTCTGCATTATTTCCTCTCCAGTCAATCCGCTGTTTACCATCTCTGTTACGATTTCGCTCATTTTCAGGACGGCGTGAGTGCCTCTTGCTCGGTTGTGGCGAATGGTTGCCATCTGTTGCTGCGACTTGTCCTTTGGCGTTATTGTTACAACCGGAACTTTGCCACCGGTTAACGCAGATACTTCTTTGTCTCCGGATACTGTCCACCTGTGGAAGCCATCAACGATGGTGAAGTCTGGGTTTATAACAATCGGCTGCGTCCATCCGTCCTCCATTATTGAGGTTTTCAGCAGCTTTAGCTCTGTTGGTGCGACGCTATTCGGGTTGTAGTTGTTAGGTATCAACTTGCCCCGCTCTATCCACGTGAGGGTTTCTAACGGCTGTTTCATACGTACCTTAGTTCTTTTTGTGAGTGGTCTAATATGTTAGGGCTTTTTCTTTCGCTGTTCATTAGGAACTCGAATTGCTTTGCTTCGAGAGGTGATCTGTTTTTTGAATGCAAAAATGCAAGGTATTCATCCCTCGCTTTGAGTTTTTTTAGCAGCAACTCTTTCGCCTCTGGTTCGGGTGCAATACCCCTGTAAGATTTTTGGTCGTTTATAGGTGCTCTGTTCAACACAACCACCGCTTTCGTTGGTCGCCCTATCTTCCAATACTCGAAGCCGTCAAGCTCAAAGTAGAGGTACTGTTTGCTGTAAAAGTTTTTAAGAATGGCGTTTTCTCTTGCGAACAATATAAATGCCTCAAACAACTTGTCATCGCCAACCCTGTCGCGTGTTGTGTATTCGTGTGGGTAGGTCTCCGAGTAGGACTTTGCATATACCCAATTTGCGTTATTGACGAACTCTCTTGCTTCGCTTGTGTTCATTTGCCGTATCTGATTTTTGCTTCCGCCTCTGTTATTCCCAGTTTTGCTCTCTGCTTTTGAGCCTCCGTGTTTAGTACGTTTGACTGCCTCCCCTTAAAGTCTCCCCTTAAAGCTATCTTGCACAACCATTGCCAACTAACCCCGCTGTTTACGTCTGCCGTTTCTTCTGGTATGGCAAGCCTTGACCGCTTTTTGTGAAGCCGGATATATCCGTTTATTCTTCGCATAACTTCGTTCTTTGCATCCCTCCCGTAACTGTCAAGTATTACACTTAGGTATTGCTTGTAAGATATGTTGTCGGGCTTTTCTGATGCAGAGTTGTAAAGCTCTGTATTTCCATACCGCCAAGCGGTCGCAACGCCGGAAACCCTGTCAATCATTTTGTGCCACATTTCAGGGAAGCACTCGGAATAAACCCACAAACCCCTCAATGGCTCTTCACCGTATGGAGGGCATACCCTTTGGGTTAGCAACTTGCCGAAAAGCTTAGTTTGATTGAAGATGTCATAAGTCCGGTTGTAATCCCATCCAAGCTTTTTAACCGCCAGCCAGACGTCCTCACTTGACCAGTCATATATCGGGTGACACAAATATTGATTAGCTCCCTTTGCAGTTGAGAATTGTATATAAGCATCATTTTTCATTTTCGCTATAACTTGATAGCGGCGCAAACTCTCTTGCGTTCTAATGCCAGTAAGCATAGCAATCTTGCCATCGCTTATGTCGTACAAATACGGCGAAAACTCCTGAAAAGACATACCTTTTTTGAAGTTCTTGTGTTTTGTTATCGCCTCCGCTGGTAACTCTCTGACCCATAAGTCTTTTTTTTCTGCGTCCCAAGTGTACCAAAAAGGCTCTTCATTTGAGCAGGCGTTTCTGTGCTTGAACTCTAAGCAGTACCACTCCAGATTGACTTCTGGCATTTCGGATATTATCCTGACGTAGTCTATTGTAGGAGGGTGTATCGCCTCCTCGTCAAAGAAAGCCACCGTAAGCGGAAGCTTGCCCAGCTCCTTAGCCACTTCCAGAGCGCAATTCAAAACAGCCGTACTATCCTTGCCACCAGAAAAGGAAACCACAACTTTATCAAAAGACTTGTAGATGTACCTTATCCTATCAAGCGTTTGCTCGTAAACATTGGCATCTAAATACTCTTTTTTTCTTACGCTCATTTTGTGCGAATGCTGTCAATCTGCGATGCACTCTTGCCATCAACTATCGTTCGGTTAATCATCGGGTGGTTAATGTCGGTAGCACCGAAATCGCTATCCGGATGAAACGCAATCACATTCATAACATTATCAAATGTCTGAAAGCTATGAGTACCATTTGGGTATGTCTTGCCATCAATGCCAGTGTCGGTACTCACCCCGTCCCAAGCCTTAATTATGAAAATAGTCTGAGGCGTCAAGGGCACGTTGCCAAATGGCGTCTTACATAATCCATTGCCCGAGTGAACTATGCCTATCCTATGAGATGGGTGAGTATGAGCTGTTTGGTCTATTCCAGAAGGGAAGTGCAAGTGGTTTAGGCACGGGTAGCCAAGCTTTACCGGAGGAATCAAAAGACTGTCAGTGCATCCGTCAATGTACCTTAGCCGTCCCTTTTCTTCTATTTTGCCCCCAATCAAGTCAACCGCCCTGTAATTAGTGCTTGGGTACTCGCCCTGATCGTGCAACACTTCTATCAAAATAGCCTTACCATCTCCGCAAAGCTGAAAGTGTCCGGAAATAGAAAAGTACATTCCACTAACCAGCTCGTGCTTCGTGTTGTTCCTGTTATTTAGTACGCTTACACTGCCTGAATAAACAAAGCCCAGATAACTAACCCCTTCGGTGTCGCCAACAAACCCGCTAATTACATTGTAGTAACGAATAGGGTATTTCTCGTTTTTGCTGTCGTCAAACAAGAGCCCGTCTATTGATTTGTCAAAGCTGACAAAGCTGCTATTTTCTATTTTCATAAACTTCAATAATGTGCATTAACGCATCTTCTTGCGAGCCTGCACCGCTTTCCTCTTTAGCGTTATTTAGTGAATCAATTAATTTGTACTTGTTGTGCTTTAGCATTACCAGCTCAAAAGCTGCGTAATCATCATCAGATGGTCTTGGGGCTTTAAATTCGTTCGAATCATCAACTTGGAAATAGTCTGAATCGCCAATCTCTAAGCCCCAAGTTAGTAGCAAGTCTGTTTCCCACTCGCCTATAAGCTGGTCATAGTCCCAAACTCCATAGGATATATTGTCTTTTACAATAAACTCCTTTTCCTGTTCAGGTGTCAGGTCTGCAACCTGAATCCACACTTTGTCCATGCCTAACTGCCTCGCCGCCTCCAACCTCATATTGCCCCCCAATACCATCATGTCTTTGTTGACTATAATTGGTCGAAGCTTCATCATTTCTGGAAAGTCTTGAACACTACCAACCAAAGCTTTTAATTTGGCTTGGTCAATAGTTCGCGGATTGTTTGGGTTTTTCTTAACCCTGCCAATAGCAACTTGCTTCATGTCGCTAAATTACTAAATTCACAATTCATGCGGTCGCCATCTCTAAATTTTATTGTATTTCCAGCACCAGCCGCTCCTTTGTGGCTCTTCCATACTTCGCAATGTAAAGCCCTCCAACCGTTTTGTGTTTTCACATACTTGGTAAGCTTGCCGCCTCTGTTCCAAATACTGACTGTGCCTATTGCTGTTGCCCGATAACTCCCGCCCTTAGCATTGGTTTTCTGCTTCGGTCTAATTCCTTTGCGCCGGACATAATTAAGCACCGAGCCATGAGTGCGGTCAATGTCTATTGCAATTTGCTTGACTGTTTTGGTCTTGATGCTTAACCGAATGTAGCGATCTTCTTTAATTGTGTAATGCCTGTAACTCAATTAGCTTTTTTTTATACTCCTTTTCCATCTCAACCAATTCAAATGTCGCCAACTTGGTCATGCGCTTAGAATCTACTTGCAACCTCTGGAGTATGCCATCGCCATACATCTCAATTAGCTTAATCGCGTGAGCAGGCTTGTTACCTTCAGAAAACATATTGCATTTTACGCATTGCGGGTGCACATTCCTTTCATCCCATCGCAGCGCAAGCTCCTTTCTGGAAATATAATGCCCTGCCTGCATTCTTTTGATTTCCTTGAACTTGCCGCAACTGATACATTGAACGTGCTCACCGTCTGGCGAGTATTTCATCCGGATGTACTTGCTAAACGTATCGTCTAATTTCTTTTTTGCTTTAGCGTAAGTCACTCGCCCAATGGTTTAGGGTTTTTGGTTATGTGTTCCAGAATCTTGTCTTTGTTTTCTGACCTGTGCTTATTCCACCTTTCAGCTCGCTCTTCCGCTTCTTTCCTTTTTTGCTCTGCCTCTTTTGGTGCATTCTTGTAAGACCTAAGCACTGCCTCTATATCTAATTTGTCTTGCTCGGTAGCTCGCTGTTCTTGCTCCTTCCGTCTGGCTTCATGGATAACCTGTAAACGCTCAGCATCAAAAGCCTTTAGCCCCTCAAAAATAATCGCGCCGCTTATCCTGTTGTAAAGCTTGACATATCGACCAACCTTAACGCCGTTGCAAAATACTGCAATATCCGGAATCTTAAAATGCGGGTATTCTTCTATGATCAGATTTGCCGTTTCTGCAAGTTGTTCGCTGTTCATGTTGTTATCCAAATTCAGGAATCTCTGCATACCCTCCAAAAGAATAGCCACTGCTTCAACGCCGTTAGGCTCTCGCTTAAGCGATGGAATGCTGCGATCTAATATTATCTCACTTGACAACCTTGCAAGCCGCGAGTATGTCTTTAATGCTATTTCCTTGCTCATTACTTTCTGTTTTCAAATTAAAAAATCCTTTCCACCCCATGTCAATACTCTGATTAATTATTTCTATCGCCTTATCTGGGTCACCTTTTGCCAGACCGCCTAACTTTGAAATCGCTGACCTTTCGCTCTTGGCGTCATGGTAGGTAAATTTGTCTTTGCGCTTCCGGTAGGCTTTCCACCTTTCCCAATTTTCGGAGAAATTTTCGCCGAGTTCATTTATTTGCATTTTCAATCTTTCACTTTCATTTTCATTTTCATTTTCATTTCCCATATGGTTAACCATATGGTTTTTGGTAGCTTTTGCTTTTGGTTTCTTTGTGCTTTCTGATTTCTTAGGGCGTCCACCCTTAGAACCATTAGCACGGCGACTTTCAGTGTATTTCGACCTTTTGCCAGCTTCAGCTTCCAGTCGCTCATTGTACCATTTACCGGAATCATCAATTTTGAATTTCGCTTTTAGGTTATCCGAAACAGAACCTACCAGAAAGCATATGGTTTTTTCGTCCATCCGCCCCTGTTGATGCATCATTGCCAAAATTGTGATGTACTGCCCTCGCTCTTCCATCGTCAGAGTTAGAACTCCTACCAAGAAATCTTGCGAGTAAAATAAGAATGCAGGGTCTTTCGCCATGTTTCACAAATTAAAAATCGGCATCCGGAGGAAACCGCAAAGAAACTCCAGACGCCGATTGTTGAAATATTTTGTTGAAAATAATATTTGTGATTTTGCGGTTTCACTTGGTTCAAATATAATAAACCTTATTGTTTCAAGCACCATTCTGTGCGCTCTGTCTTTTTGATTGCTCGTGTTGCCATTTCATCGGCTCTATATCCAAGAGCAATACCACAACCATCATTATTGTCCACTATGTACTTCAGTACGCCCAATAACTCGTCTCGCTGTTCCTTGCAGTCCTCTAACTGCTGTACTGCTAAATACAAACACATATCATAAGCCTCTCCAGCGTTTTCGCTTACCCACTCATTGAAGTTGTCGGGGCAAAAGTCTTCGTTTGGGAACTTGCTTTTAAAAATGGCTACTTCA